TATTAGACCATGTATTTGGTGGTAATGCTTATACAGCACCAGGAACATTATATGTTGCTTTATATACTGTAGCACCTACTGATACAGGTGGCGGTACTGAAGTATCAGGCGGAGCATACGCAAGACAATCAGGAGCATTTACTGTATCTGGTACAGACCCAACAACAGCTACTAACTCAGCTGCAATTGAATACCCAACAGCAACAGCTGATTATGGTACAGTAGTAGCAGTTGGTATTTTAGATGCCTCATCAAGTGGCAATCTATTAGCTTACGCAAACTTAACAACTTCTAAAACTGTAAGCTCAGGTGACGTATTCAGATTTGACGCTGGCGATTTAGATATAACATTAGCATAACAACATGGCCTCAGTAGGCTACGGATATGGTGGATACGGGAAGTCTCATTTTGGGACACCTGTTTTCCAAATTGGTGAAGCCACCATATCTGCAACATCAGGAGCTACCGCAACTGGTAGACAAATAGATAGAGGTCAAGCGACCATATCTGCAACCTCTAGCGTAACAGCAGTTGGCATACAAATAGATTTAGGATCAGCAACTATTGTTGCTACATCTAGTGCAACATCTGTTGGTGTAAGAATAGCACTTGGTGCATCAACCATAAGTTCTACAAGTGCAATGACGGCAACTGGTCATCAGATAGACCGAGGTGTTGTATTTGGACCAGCAGTATCAGGAATGACTGCTACTGGTAGACAGATAGATAGAGGTGTTGTTGACATACAAGGCGTTAGTGGCTTTGATGCTATCGGTCATCAGATAGATAGAGCCTCATCTACAATTACACAAACAAGTGGATTTAATGCAATTGGTGGTCTAAAATGGGAAGATATAATTGTTCCTGATGACACATGGACAGAACAAGATATAATAGCAGATACCTGGACAAACCAAGCGAATCCAGACACATCATGGACAGATTTACAAACAAGTACAACATGGTCAGATCAATCTAATCCATCTACTACTTGGAATGAATTAAGCGAACAAGACGCAGCTTAAAGGATAAAATTTTATGGCAGATACATTTACAACTAACCTTAACTTAACAAAACCAGAAGTAGGAGCATCTACTGATACTTGGGGAACAAAGCTAAACGCTGACCTTGATACAGTTGATGGTTTATTTAGCGCTACAGGTACATAAGTAGCTATGAATCTAGATTTCGCAGTTATTGATAGCTCTGTAATTTGTGGCACAACACCAGCTGCGAGTACATTCTCTACCCTTACAGCTAATTCTTCAATTGTAGGTACTTTATCTACAGCAGCACAAACCAACATAACAAGCGTAGGTGCATTGAATGGTGGTTCTATAACATCAGGTTTCGGATCTATAGATAATGGTTCATCAGCTATTACAACAACAGGCACAGTTACTTTTGGTACTTTATCAGATGGCAGTATTAATATTGCAAACTTTATTGATGACGATACATTTGGTACAGCATCAGCTACAACAGTTGCTACTTCTGAATCAATCAAAGCCTATGTGGATAGCCAAGTAGGTACAGTAGATACATTAGCCGAGATCCTTGCTAATGGTAACACTACAGGTGGTACAGATATAAGTTTAAGTTCAAGCGATATAACAGGTACAGGTAACATAGACGTAACAGGAACAGTAACTGCTGATGGTTTGACTGTTGATACTTCTACTTTAGTTGTTGATGCTACAAATAATAGAGTTGGAATTGGAACGACTAGTCCTGATACTAAACTTCATGTTAATTCTGGAACTACAAACACAGTTGCTACATTTGAATCGACAGACTCTACTTTGGTAATCCCATTTATTGATAGCGTTGGCTCTACTCAAATAAGAAGCATTGATGGTGAATTTGCTATTAGGACAGGTGGCGATGCAGGTTCTTCAGGTGGAACTACAGAGCATTTCAGAATAGACTCATCAGGTAATGTTGGAATTGGAACGACTTCGCCACAAGATAGGCTCCATGTAAATTCAGGTTCAAGTAATGAGGTAGCAAGATTTGAAAGTAGTGACTCTACTGCTTATCTTTCAATCATAGATAGCTCAACATCTAATTCTTTACATGGAATAGGTGCTGTTGGTGATGATTTAACATTCTATGGTAATAACGCTGAACGCATGAGAATAGACTCTTCAGGCAATGTTGGAATTGGGACGAGTTCTCCTACTCAAAAGCTACAAGTAAATGGTGCTGTTCGGTTTGGAAATACTATATCAGATGTTGCAGATGGCGGGAGACCACTAATATACGCAAGTAATGGTACTGGTTCGCATACAGGTCACGCCCTAGTAATTCAGGCAAGGGATGGAGCAGGTTCAGAGATTGACTTTGTAACTGGTACAACACCTACAACACGAATGCATATAGGTTCTTCAGGCAACATTGGAATTGGAACGACTGGTCCTTCTGTTCTTATTGAAGGTCAAACAAGCACAGCTAACTCAGCATATTTAAGATTAGGTTCTACTTTAAGCACTTCTTCTCATGTTGTAGACAGCGATATTGGTGCTTTAGAATTTTATAGCGGAGATGGTTCAGGAGCAGGTTCAGGTGTAAAAGGAAGTATTAGATATAAGTATGGCAGTACATCAGGTGCTACCACGCACATGACCTTTCATACAGCTGGTTTATCTAGTGGTAATGATACAGAACGCATGAGAATAGATTCTTCAGGCAACTTGTTGGTGGGTAAGACTTCGGCAGACAACGAAACACAAGGTGTAAGGATTTATCCAACAGGCCGTCAGTCAATAGTTTCTGAAGCTGATACTGCACTAATTGTTAACCGTAGGACTTCTGACGGAACTATTGCAGATTTCCGCAAAGATGGCACAACAGTTGGAATTATTAGGAGTGTATCAGGAGATAGTATTGCTATAGGAACAGGCGATACAGGTTTGCGTTTTGCTGACTCTATTAAAAAAATACACCCTTATGATATAAATAGTTCTACAAATAGTGATAATGTTTTAGACCTTGGAGATACTAACAAGCGATTCCAAGACATCTACGCTACCAACGGAACTATACAAACTTCTGACAGAAACGAGAAACAAGATATAGAAGCTCTAACAGATGCAGAAACTAGAGTAGCTGTTGCAGCTAAAGGACTACTTAGAAAGTTCAGATGGCAGTCTGCTGTAGCTTCAAAAGGTGATGATGCTAGAATCCATTTTGGAATCATAGCTCAAGACTTACAAGATGCTTTTACTGCTGAAGGATTAGATGCAGGTGACTATGCTATGTTTATTAGCAGCACTTGGACTGATGATGATGGAGTAGAACAAACTAGGTTAGGAGTACGTTATAGCGAACTTCTAGCATTTATTATTGCAGCAATATAGGAGAATAAAAATGGCAATTGGATATACTTGGAACGTGTCAACAGTTGATACTTACCCAACACTAGATGGTAATGCAGACGTTGTTTATAACGTGCATTGGAGATTAACAGCAGAAGATGATGCTAATCAGGATGCTGATGGCAACAACATTACTGCTACTTCATACGGTACTTGTGGTTTAGATACTTCAGACCTCTCAAGCTTTACAGCTTTTGCAGATTTGACAGCTTCTGACGTACAAGGCTGGGTTGAAGGAGTTTTCGGAGCTGATGATGTTGCAGCTAAAAAAGCAGCATTAGATGCAAAGATAGCTGAAATCATCACACCAACAAGCGTTACTAAGACTATAGGTTAATCATGGCCCTGTTGCCTGTAACTCCGCCAGCTGGGATAGTCAAAAATGGAACTGACTATGCTAATAAAGGTCGTTGGGTTGACGGCAACTTAGTGCGTTTTGAAAATGGTTTTCTTAAACCTATAGGCGGTTGGTCTAAACTAAGAGCTACAGCATTAGATGGTGAGCCTATTGGCATGTACGCCTATAAAGATAATGCTGGTAACTCTGTATTAGCAGTTGGTACTAGACAAAAGATCTATGTGCTTTACGACAACACCTGGACCGATATAACACCATCAGGATTTGTAAACGATGTTACAGCTGATCCATTAGGTTATGGTGCATACCATTGGGGTGTAGAAGATTATGGTGATGCTAGATCACAATCAGGTTTACCTTTACAACAAGGTCATTTCTCCTTTGACAACTGGGGTGAACACTTAATCTTTTGTTTTTCTGGTGACGGCAAAATTTATCAATGGCGACCAGATTCAGCAGGTGGATCACCTGATACTATCGGCACAGTAGTAAGCAATGCACCTATTGATAACCAAGCTATATTAGTAACTAACGAAAGGCATTTAGTTGCTATTGGTGCAGGCGGAGATCCTAGAAAAGTTGCATGGAGTGATAGAGAAGATAATACCAACTGGACATCCACCGCTAGAAACACAGCAGGTGACTTACAAATACCTACAGGCGGTAGGGCATTATTGGGTGTTAAGTATCAAAACGATGTCATTATATTTAGTGATACTGGTATAGATAGAATGAGCTATGTTGGCTCACCTTTTGTTTATGGTATTACAGCAGCTGGTTCTAACTGTAAAGCAGTAAGTAGAAGATCAGTAGTACAAACAGGTAATTTCCTAGCGTGGATGGGTGAAAATGCTTACTTTGTTTATGATGGTGTTGTAAGAGAAATACCATGTGAAGTGCATGACTTTGTATATGACAACTTAAATGTTCCAGGTAGAAACGCATCATGGGGTGGACACAACTCTAACTTTAACGAGATATGGTGGGGATTCCCAGTAGGCACAAGCCAATACAGACCTAACAAATATATTATTTGGAACTACAGAGAAAACACTTGGTCTATTGGATCATTAGATAGAGGTTGTTGGATTGACCAGGGTGCTTTTGACTATCCAATTGCAGGCGATTCACTTGGTTTTATTTACGAACATGAATCAACCTTATTATCTAACTCACCTAACTTAGACTCTGATGTACCTTTTTGTACTAGCGGTCCAATAGAATTAGGCAACGGCGATAACTATGTGCAATGCAATCAGATTATCCCAGATGAAGAAGCTAATACATTACCTGGTGTAACGATAAGTTTTAAAGGCAAGTTTACACCGCTAGGCGCAGAGACTGACTTTGGTTCATTTACTTTTGAAAACGATGGTTATACTGATGCAAGATTTACAGCAAGACAAGTACAAATGACTGTAACAGGTACAACCACACAAGATTTCCAAGTTGGTAACATAAGATTAAACCTAAGACAAAGAGGTAGAAGATAATGGATCTATCCTCACAAAGACAATATATACAAAGAGCTGAAACAGCAAATGAAATACTTACTACTACAGATTTAACAACATTATATACAACACCAAGCGGCGATGACTTTACTTTTTCTATTGTTGAATCTTTTTTGGTTTGTGACCATGACAACCAACAAACCACTATAACAGTTACAGTAGTAAGCGGTGGAACAACTTTTACTTTATTTAAAGAATATGTAATAACTGCTTATGATACAGAAGAGTTATTAAGTAAAAGTCTTGTCTTAAAGCAAGGCGATGTATTAAAAGTACAAGCAGATCGTGCTGGTAATTTAACTGTATATGCAAGTATTGTTGAGTATGGAAAAGGCGACTAATAACGTAGTTGACATACAACAAGTTAAAAAAGAACCTTGGGAAGTTGAATGGGATAGGTGCAAACCCTATATAGCAAAAGCTGTAAAACATCAAGATTCCTATACAATTGACGACATAGAGGATAAAATAAGACAAGGTATATTTCATTTATGGCCAGGCAAAAAGTCTGCATACATAACAGAATTTGTAATATATCCACAGGTTAAAGCGATGAATCTTTTATTTTGTGGTGGTGATTATAAAGAGCTAGAAGCAATGCTACCATCCATAGAAGCCTTCGCAAAACAAGCTGGCATCAAAAGATTGTATGGTGGCGGTAGAAAAGGATGGACAAGAAAACTAAAACATCTAGGATTTGAAACAGAATATTTAATTAGAAAAGACTTATGAGTAAAGGAAAAACCACAACAGTTCAAGAAGCAAGCTTACCAGCTTTCCAAGAAGCACAGTTTAAGGAATTATTTGGCGCAGCTAGAGGCGCTGCACAACAGCCGTTTATACCTTATACAGGCCCAATGGTCGCAGGTTTCTCGCCAGATCAACTACGACAGTTTCAGGCGACTAGAGGATTATTTGAAACTGGTATGGGCTATGACCCAACAAAAGCTTTACAAGGATTAGCACAAGAAGCTAGACCTATGACTGGTCAAGCTGCATCTTTACTTGGTCAAGACATTAGCGCATATCAATCACCTTATCAGCAACAAGTTATTGATCTTGCAATGCAGGACATACAAAAGCAAGCTGATATAGCGCGAGGCGGTGCGCAGGAGCGTGCGATAAGAGCAGGCGCATTTGGTGGTTCAAGATCAGCATTATTAGAGTCTGAGTCACAGCGACCTTACGCAGAGCAGATGGCAAGAACAGCTGCTGGTTTAAGGCAGTCTGGCTTTGAGCAGGCGCAAGCGGCGGCGGAGCGTGATGTGGCAAGGCAACAACAAATGCAAATGTTTGCACCACAGTTTGAATTACAAGCAAGGCAACAACAAGCAGGCTTATTAGGTGGTTTGCAGACTGGTCAGTTACAAGGATTAGGGTTGCTAGGGCAAGCGGGTGCGCAGCAGCAAGCGCTACAACAAAGAGCAATCGAAGCGCAAAGAGGAGAGTTCCAAAGAGCGTTGGCATATCCACAGCAACAAATTGGTTTATTACAAGCTGGTATGGGTACACCTCTAGTTACTACAACACAAACAGGATCGCAAAAAACTGGATTAGGCGATATATTGGGTGGTGCAGCACAAATAGCTAGTCTTGGTTTATTGCCTGGCGGATTTTTTAATAAATAGGAGTTTATAAATGGCAAACGGATTTCTTTCAACAGACAGTTTAGTACCTTATGGCAATCAAATGATACCAAACACAGTTGGGACAGCGCCAAGGTTAAAACCTAAAGGCGATGGTAAAAACGATAAACTTGCATTAATGCTTTATGCGCTTGGGGGTGCATTGCGTGGTGATAAAAACTTTGTCGAAAATACTATGAAGTTACAACAAATGCAAGAAGGCAAGAAAAGAGAAAAACAAATGAAAGAAAATTGGGAAAAAGCTTTTGCAAATATTGAAGAAGAAGGCTTAGTAAATCCAACATTAATTTCATTAGCAAAAGTATTGAAACCAGAACAAGCTGCTAATTTAATTGCATCTGGATTGCCAAAAAAAGAAGATAAAAAAACAGCAGCTATGCTTAATTTAGATGCTTATAATCAAATAAAAGCAAAAGGAAACCCAGAAGAGATTGCTATAGCTGAAATAGTTTTGATTGGTGCAAGACAAAACAAACCTATTGAACAAATGAAAAAAGAATTAACTGCTTCTTTATTGAAACAAACAGATCCGTTTGGAGATCCTTTAAGTAAAGAAGAAATAAATAATCGTTTAAAATTATTTGATTCTTTATTGGGTGGATCAGCGGCATCAACAAATATTAAAAACTCACCAACACAAATAGAAGGCTATGAAGTAGTAGAGGTGGAATAAAATGCCCACATATAATGTTACAAATGAAGAGGGCGTAACTTTACAAATAATAGGCGAAGCACCCCCAACGAAAGAACAACTTGATAAAATATTTGCTCAACATAAAACAAATAAAATAGAAAACAAACCTGTAAAAGAAACTTTACCAGAGCAAATAAAATTAACAGAAGAATCTTTAAAACAAAATCCAAAATGGATCGAAGCATCCAAGTCTATTTATAAATGGAATGAGGGAGAAGATGCAACTGATTTAGAAACAGATCAAGATTATGCTAACTATGGTTTAAATTATATGGGTATGTTTAATTATAATTTACCGAAAATGGGTCTCGAAGCTAAACAACTAGAAACAGCAACAGACCAGCAAAAACAAGATTTTATTACTCTCATGGATATGTATGACCAAAAAGCTTCTAGTTGGGCTGGTGCAGGAAGATTGCTTAAAGGCTTGGCATTTGACCCAACAACATACATTGGTATTGGAACATTCGGAGCTGGTACTGTTGGCGCACAAGCTGTAAAACAAGGAATTAAAGAAGGCGTTAAACAAGCAACTAAAGCTGGCGCAAAACAAGCTGCAAAAATTGGTTCTATAGAAGGTGCTTTATATTCAGCTGCTGACAATTATGGTAGGCAGAGCGCAAGAATTAATGCGGGTGTACAAGAAAATTTTGATTTAGAAGAATCTGCTAAAGCAGCTGGAGTAGGTGCAGTTGCTGGTAGCGTGCTTGGAGGCGCAGTTGGTGGGGTTACAGGTAGCGTGCAAGCAAAAATTAATAAAAATAAATTAGATATTGTTTTGGATAAAGAACAAAAAAGCATTGAGACTCCAACAACAACACAGAAAGAAACCGCACAAGAAGCACAAAAGCTCGCAGAAACAGAACTTAAACAACCCCAAGAAATTCTCGAAGTTCCAAGCACAACAACAAAGCCAACACTTACAAAAGAATTAGAACAAATAGTAGAACCTTTGCCTGATGTTAATTTACAACCATATCAACCAGCGAAAGGTTTTCTTGGAGAGACATATCAAAAAATAGCCACTAAAGCTATTGATAATATTAAAAAACCTTTTATAAGATTCTCACCTTTGAAGACATTACCAGAACAAAAAGAATATTTGTTTTTGCGAGGATTAACTGGCGGTAAATTAACTAAAGTAAGGGATGTAACAAGAAGAGTTTTTGATACTTTTGCAGAATTGACACCAAATGAAAATTTTGTTGTTAGAAAATTCCTAACAAAAGAAGCACCAGCAAGCATAATAGAAAATAAAGAATTACAAGATAAGGCAAAAGAACTAAGAAGAAGTGTGGATTATATAGGTGATCTTTTGGTTAGAGCAAATATATTAGACAAAGAAATAGTTGATTCTAATAAAGGGTCTTATTTGCCTAGAGTTTATTTAAAATATTTAGATAAAAAATCTAAAATGGGTTATACCTTACCAAGAAAAGACTTAACCGATGAAACTGTAGAATTTTTAGGTGAAGTTACAGATATATCTCAACAAGGCGCAAGAGCAATAGAAGATCCTATGACTGATCTTGTTCAATATCAAATGTTTGAAAAAGTTTTTAATAATCCTAAATGGACTTTGCAATCTGGTCTTATAGATTTTCAAGGAAGAAAAGTTAGTCCTTTGTTTTTAAAAGAAGAAAGAGACAGAATTTCAAATGAAATCACTAGCAATCTTAGACCAAACAAAGATAAAAAAATTGTTCAAGAGATGGATGACTTAATAAATCAAGCATTGACAAATGTTAGAAAAGAAGATTTATCTTTGTATAAAAAAATGCCAGATAGTAAACAATACGGAGCTTTGAAAGGTGCTTATGTAAGAAAAGAAATTTATGATGACTTATTGTATGCTGGTAATGTATCTGATAATTGGTTTAGAAAAATATTTGGTGAACCTGG